TGGGGGCAGGCCTATTTCCTGCAGAACGTCGCCGCGATCGCGAAGGAGCAGAAGCGATGAGCACAATCCATCGCCATCGCTGCGGCCTGCCGTTTGCGAACGGCGAGCTTCGCGGCGTTATTTCCGTCTCGGTTCCCGACCTTGCCGTGATAAGCTGCGAGTTCCCCGGCGCAGATACGAGATTCGACGAGGTTCGAAACGCGATCCTCGATTGGGCTCGCGTTTACGTCTCGATCGAGAGTAACGTCGCGCGCATCCGGAAGGAAATCGAGAAGGCGACATGAAAGCAAACGATGGCAAAAAGCTACGTCATATTTGGGGACCGGCGACGTGGGTTGCCGGCACTCATTTCAAGGAAGCCGTCTGCGCCTACTGCGGCGTTCTAAAGCGCACCGGATTTACCGAAACCAGCCGAACCGGATGGACTAGCTTGTATATAAATTCTGCCGGTAGAATATTGCGCAGGAACGAAAGGCATTGTGATGGGGAAAATAAAACCGTTGCCGACGCGACGCCGGCCGAGCAGACTAAGCAGTCCTAGAAAGGAAACGAATGCAAAAGCCTAACCGTATCGTCGGCGCCGGCCTCTCCGGCCTGCTCGCCGCCTATGCCTTCCCGGGCATTCCCCTAATCGAACGCGCTCCGGCTCCGGTGCAATCGCACCGGGCCGTGCTCCGTTTTCGCTCCGAAATGGTATCCGACCTAACAGGAATCCCTTTCCGACGGATTACCGTTCGGAAAGGTCTTTGGGCCGAAGGCAGTTTCCGAGAGCCGACGATTGCCTATGCAAATGCATACGCGCGCAAGACGCTCGGCTATCTTGCCGCCGACCGATCGATCTGGAACTTGGCTGCCGCCAATCGCTTTATTGCTCCGGAAAACTTTTACGATCAGCTAGTCGAGCACGCCGGTTCCCGCGTCGCCTTCGGCACGGCAGACGACTTCCGCAACGGCCCGCTAATCTCGACGGCGCCGCTGCCCGTCGTCGCGGCCGCGACGAAGACGGAAGCGCCCGAGCTACGCCGCGCCCCGATCTATGTCACGCGCTATCGCGTTCCCGACTGCGACCTTTACCAGACGGTCTATTTCCCCTCATCGAAGCTTTCCGTTTATCGGGCGAGCATTACCGGCTCGCTGCTTATCGTCGAAAGCATCGGCAGCTTGGGTCAACTCGACTTCGACGCCGTTCGGCTCGCCTTTGGCATCGATCCGGCCGCCTGCAACCCGTTCGAAGCCGACATGACCGTGCGGCAGGACTTTGGCAAGATCGTTCCGCTTGCCGAAGGCGACCGAAAGCGCATCCTCTTCGACCTTACGCATTGGCACAATATCTATTCCGTCGGCCGCTTCGCCTGCTGGCGAAACATCCTGCTCGACGACGTCGTGCAAGACCTAGACGTTATCAAGCGCCTACTCAACTCCGCTTCGCCTGCTTTCGACGCGGCCCGCGCGAGGGCGAAATGAGTCTTGCTCTCGCTCTCCTGCTCTATATGCACTTCGGCGCGCGGCGCTTCGCCTACGAGTGCGAGCGCTGCCGCATGATTCCCGAAGATTTCCTCCCGGCCTCCGGCACCGTGCTCGCTCTCTGCTATCTACTGATCTGGCCTGCAGTCTTCTTCGTAACCGACGAAGAGCCGGCGACGCCCGTAACCTATTGGCGCGGCGACGGCCATTGGCAATACCTCGAAAGTGAAAAGCCCCAGTAGAAAGGAAACGGAAATGAAATGCACTCTCGTAAACTATACGACCGACGCGGCCGACCTGCTTATCTTCGCAAAGCAGACGCGCCTTAATATGTCTCCCGGCCTGCTCGCCGAAATCCGCGCGTGGCCCGAGGAGAAGAAAGACGCCGAGCTTGCCTATATCGCGAACTCGATACCGAGTAGCTGGGAATTCGTCGACTACACGTTCATGATAGAAGGCGTCTCGCGCGCCTTTACGCATCAACAAGTTCGCACTCGCCACGGCTCCTATGCCCAGCAGTCCCTTCGCGTCGTCGACGCTTCCGATTTCGATTTCGTTATGCCCTCGCGCTTCGCGACTTCGGAATTTCCCGAGGAGCGGCAGCTAGAAACCTACGTCGGCGAAATCGTCGGCGAACTTCGTGGTCATTACCGCGACCTGCTAGCGGCCGGCGCAACGCCCGAAGAGGCCCGTTCGATCCTGCCGACGAACGTTGCCACGAACATTCTCGCCAAATTCAATCTGCGAACGCTTTCCGAGCTTTGCCGCGCGCGCGTCGGAAAGCGCGTGTCGGACGAATACGTTTCCGTCGTCTTCGCGATGCGCGACGCCGTCGAGCAAGTGCATCCCTGGGCCATCCCGTTCCTTCGCGTGCGGCATGCCGATCTTGCCGACGCAATCGACGAATGGGCAATCGCGAACGTCCCGACGGGTGAGAAGCGCCGCGACCTGCTCAAGCTTGCCGATCGCCTCCGGCAGGAGCGTTAACATGACTGATAAGGAGCAAATCGCGCTTTGGAACGCGATAAACGATCCGCGCAAGGCTTGCGAGGAAATTGCCGGAGCGGCGCCTTTTCTAGGCGGCGACCCGTACTATAACGATTTTGTTAACGCTCTACTCGCGATGGCCGATCGCTGCGCCGGGCCGCTGCGAGAAATGCACGCCGCCGATATCGGCTGCTACACGGTCGAATGCCAACGTGGCAAAAACGACCCGCCGCTCGATTGCATCTATCCCGATTGCCCCTGCGGCGTTTACTACGCCCCCGAGTTCCGCGACATGTACTATTTGCAATGGGCGCTCGGCCCGGGTTTCGGGGAAATTCAATTTTCGCCTCGCAAGCTTTTTACCGAGGATCATTGCCCCGGGCACGTTGCATCGGCGAGCGACGCCAAGGTTTGCGGCCGCTGCGGCGTTCATATCGACGAGCTAAGGCCGGAGGAGGATTAATGCAACGCGCGCTAGATGCATTCATCGGCGGCCTCGTTTGGGGGCTCCTGCTCCCGATTACCGCCGCGATAACCAATTTCATTCTAAAATGGACATGGAAAATCGGCCTCGTCGATTTCTCCTGGATCGGGCCTGCCATCGGAGTCGTGCAATGACCGGCCCCCGAGTAGAGCTAGAGCTAGTCGTAAAGTACGACCGCGAGCGCTCCTGGATCATTAAGCATCCGAACGACCCGCGCGGCCGTGCGCTGCCGCTTCCTAAGTCGGTCGCGAACTTGCTTCGGGAGGCCTCTCGGCCGAGCGAAGCGAGCCTTTTCGACGTCGCCGAATGGTTCGCAGTTAAGGAAGGACTCGTTTGATGATCTTCGATCGAGCCAAATACCGCGACCTGCGAAGGCGGCACGGCTTCTTTGTCTCCGCGACGCTGGCAATTCCGCCTAAGTCTTGGTTTTGTGCCAGCGTAATCCTCGGAATTCTCTTTGGCATTTTCACAGGAACTATGCAATGAATGCAATAAATACCGTCTGCCTCTGCGGCAGCACGCGCTATCTCGATGATTTTGCAACGGCAAATATCGAGCTAACAAAGCGCGGTTTCGCCGTGCTCTCGATTTCGATGGCGATGCCAAAGAAAGGCATTGAAGAAGTCCCGGCGTTTCTCGCGAAGCCGGGCAGCGTTACGAGCGAGGAGCAGTCGCCCGGGCTAAAGCGCCTGCTCGATCTAGTCCACCTGAACAAAATCCTGCGCAGCGACGCGGTTTTCGTCGTCGGCGACGGCTACATCGGAGAAAGCACTGCTTGCGAAATCCTTTGGGCCGAAATGCATGGCAAACCTATTATTTGGCAGCGTTACTTCGGCGTTCCTGACTGGGAAGAAGTCGAGCGCCGCGTGCGGCAAGGCTTCTCCTCGCCTAACGTAATGACCGCTGCACGAAAGGTACTCGGCCTATGATCGACGAAAAGGAACTCGCGGATATCCGCGCTTGGCACGAGGAAGAGAGCAAAAAAGGCGGCTCAGAAGCGCTTTTCGATGCGTGGCGATATGTCGGCCTTTTGCTCGCGGCTCTCGACGAAGCGCGAGCCGCGGTTGCGCGAGCGACGCCGGATTGCGCCGAATGCGGCTGGAAATTCGGGGCGCACGGGCCGAAGTGCTCGAAGTCGCCCGTTAACGCCGGCCGCGTCGTATTGCCGGCGTCGAGCGGGTGCAATATTTGCGGCGCCGCGTTTGGGCACAACGCCGGTTGCTCGATACTTGCCAAACTCGCAAAAGCTGCACGCGGCGAACCGGACGTAAACGACGGTGAAGATTATGCCCGGCGACCGCCGGGCCGCGCGACCGAGGCCGATCGCAGCGCAGCCGACGTGCTCGCCGAAGGAGCCGAGACGTTCCGCGAGCGCCGCAAGATTTACGGCGACAATTATCTCAAATACGGCAAGCTATGCGAAGTGTTATATCCGAATGGATTAACACTTCGCAGCGCTGACGACTTTTCCCGCTTCGAGCTTTTCACGTTCATCCTCGTAAAGCTCTCTCGCTTTTCGAACTCGGGCCTAACGCATAAAGACTCTGTCCACGACGCGGCCGTTTACTGCGCAATGCTCGAAGTCCTAACGACCGATCGCAAGGTAGGAGACGAAATATGATCATCGTTACCGGAGCGGCCTCCGGCCTCGGCCTCGAAATTTTCCTTGCGCTTGCAAAGCGCCGCACGGAAAACGTAATCGGCTTCGACAAGAAGTGGGACCAAGACGTTTGCGACCCGGGCCGCACGTTCGGCGACCCTCCCGAAGGGCTTACGACCCTCATAAACTGCGCCGGCCTTAACCGTCCCGAATGGCTCGTCGGCATTCGGGACTTCGACTGGGATGCAGTTATGGACGTTAACTGCAAGGGCATTTTCAAAATGTCGCAATGGGCCTTGCCGCTCCTGCAGGAGGCAAAAGGAACGATTGTAAATATCGTTTCGAGCGCCGCCGACGTCCCGATGCGCTGCTCGGCGGCCTATAATGCATCGAAGGCCGCGGCCGCGATGCTTACCCGGCAAATGGCGCGCGAGCTTGCGCCCGACGTTACCGTCTTCGGCATTTCGCCGAATAAGCTTGCCGGCACGCCGATGAGCCGGCAGGTCGAAACCAAGGTGGAGGAATTGCGCGGCTGGACGGCCGAGCAGGCCGAGGCCTATCAGCGCGCGGCTCTCCTGCCCGGCGTCGAAACGCCGCCGCAGCGCGTCGCCGAATTCCTCGCCTTCCTGCTCTCGGAAAAGGAGCGGCATCGCCACCTTGCCGGCTCTATTATTCCGTATGGGGTTTGACATGAAGAAATGCGATTATCCGGGCCGAGCGCAAGACGGGGACTTTACGTGCGGAATTCATGGGGATTTGCGCACCGTTCGTTGCGACGGTTGCGAACACCATGGCCCGCGGCCGCTAGCCGAAAGCCCGACGCTAACGCAGCCGACGCCGGCTGCGCCGAAGCTTGCCTTTAAAATCGAGCAAATCGAAATTCGCCCGGAGAACCGCGAGCGAGCGCGCAAGCTGCTCGAAAAGATCGGCCTAACGAATTGGATCGATGACCTTGCCGCGGCCTGCGGCACCGTCGGGGAGCGCACGGTGCAGAACGTAGCGCAGCTTTCTTGCTGCTATGACGGCGAACCGGCCGGGCCGTTAAAGCTGGAGTTGATTAACTTTCCTTCCGGCGCAAATTGCATGGATGGCATAACCCAAACCTTGTCATCGAAAATGGGAGACGATACCGGCTCCATCATTTCCCATATCGGAATGCACTGCACGCTAGCGGAGCTTGCCCAATGGCGCGCGCTGCTAAACGAGGAAGGAATCGCGGTCGTCCAGGAAACGACGACCACGAGCCATGCCAATCCTGCCGTCGCGAACTCGCGCCGTTACCTCTTCTGCACCTTCGGCACGCGGCATATTCTCGGCTGCGATCTTAAATTCATCGTCCGTCTTTTCGGAGCAGTGCCATGATTTCCCCTTACGGCGGCAAGGCGAAACGCCGCGGCCCGGACGATATGGACGATTACGCTGACGATTTGTTCGGGCAATCGATGCATTATCTTTCGCAACCGCGAAGCTCCAGCACGCTAATCCTAGGGGACCTTTACGTCGCCTTGGAGCAGCTTGCCCGGGAATGTGCCTATCTACGTCGCCGTGTAACCGCCCTCGAAGGAGAAAAGAAATGATCCTTTTCGTTGCCCTCGTGCTCGTCGTGCTCGGGCTCGCAATCTACGCCATCGGCTTCCTGCCGTTCGGCGGCCCAGTGAAGCCGCTCCTGCAATTCCTCGCCGTCGTCGTCGCTATTCTTGTGATCCTCTCCCGGCTCGGATACGCTTTGCCATGAGCGACTGGGGCGCCGAAATCGAGCGGATGCGGAAGGAGCAGGGCCTTTCGCGTCGCGCCCTCGCGACCCTCGCCGAGACGCAACCGACGACCTTGCGGCGTTTCGAGCGCGGCGGCGCAAGGCTCAGTATCGTTATGCTAGAGCGCTTCGCGAGCGCTCTCGGCTACGAACTCGATTTAATAAAGGCCTGCGACGATGCCTGAATCGCGACCGATCGAAGCAAAATGGATCACGTGCCCTGCGCTGCGGCAATCTATTTAACATTTTGCTCGGGCATATCTGCGAACCGAAGGAGAGAAAGATGACGGAAAAGATAACCGAAGAAAAGGCGATCGAGCTTGCGGTCGCAGTGCGCGCCACGGCAACGGCCTTTACCGAGGCCGTAAAGGCGGCACGCGAAGCCGGCCTGCACGTGGAAATCGAAGTCGAAGACCGGGGCGGCGTTTACGCCCCGAGCATGGGCCTAGGCGTATGGCAACCGCGATGACTGCAAAAGACTTCGAGATTGCCGCTGAAGAGTTCCGCAAGCAAAAGGGACTCTATCGCTCGGCCGGGCCGCCGTACGTCGCCGACCTATATTCTTCGATCGCGTTGCTCGCCGAAGGCGTCGCAAAAATGGAGGCCCGGCTAGCGCGACTAGAAGCGCTCGTTAAAATGCATCTTCCCTGCCCGCACGAGCATATTTCGCAGTCGTGCGCCTATGGCAAAGACTATTGGTGCGAGGATTGCGAAAACGACATTTTGAAAAGCGAGGTTCCCTTTGAGCGACGTATTGATTTTTGATACCGAGACAACCGGCCTGTTCCTGCACCCGGCCGCGCCGCTCGAAAAGCAACCGTACATCGTCGAGTTTGCCGGCGTTCGTCTCAGTAGCAAAACGGGCAAGCGCTTAGGCGCGCTTTCCGTTTTGATCCGACCGCCAATCCCTATCCCGGAAGAGGCAACGAAAATTCACGGCATTTCCGACGACGACGTGCAGAACGCGCCGACGTTCCGCGCGGCCTTCGTTAAGACGATCGCGCCGGCCTTGCGCTCGTGCGGCCTGCTAATCGCGCACAACGCACCCTTCGACCTGCAAATGCTCGACCTGGAGTTTCGACGCTTCGAAGATACGACGACGGTATCGAAGCCGCCGAGCCTCCCGCGATCGCTCTGCACCATCGGCCTCTATCGCGACCGCTACGGTTACGACCCGAAGCTAATCGAGCTATATAAAGACGTCGTCGGCCGCGAGTTTAAGCAGGCTCATCGGGCCTCTTCGGACGTCGATGCACTCGTGGAAATCGTGCAGAAGGAGAAACTATGGAAGCTCTAATATTGTCTCCCGGCGAACGTAATGTTTTCGACTATCTCGCCCGAGAAGAATGGTCGCAAGCGGGAGAGTGCTACGGCAAATCGCTCGACGCGCTCGTTTCGCGCGGCATTGCCCTTCGCGTTCCGTCGAATCGCTCTTATAGCTCGTCGCATTTTGATCTAGTGCTCCTTACCGGCTGCGGCCAAATCATCTTGCAGGTCGTCGAATGCTTCCGCAATTAAGAGTTCGTACCGAATTCTCCTTTCGCTCGGCCTTCGGCCCGCTTCCTGCAGTCGCAGAAGCACTCAAGGCCGCGGCCTGCCCCATAGCCGCAATCTGCGACCCGGGCACGTGGGGCCACGTGCGCTGGGGCGCAGCTCTCGCGAAAGCGGGCATTCGGCCTGCCTTCGGAACCGAAGTCGTAATTCCCATTGGCGAGCGCCGCCCGGTCGCCTTCTGCCTCGCGGCCGATATGCCCGGTTTCTATGAGTTCTCTACCGCGATCCGGCGCGACGATGCCGACGTTTCGGCTCTGCTCCGGCAATACGCGCCGTCCCTCGTGCGTTTTTCCGGAGCCGGGCTAACCGACCCGGACCTTTTCGACTACATCGATATCAACCCGGAGTCCCCGCTTTCGTCGGCGCATGCCCTCGCGCTCGCGAAGAAGACGGGAAAACCCGTCGTAATTACGTCGGCAAACTACTACCCGAGCCCGGCCGATAAAGGCGCTTTCCTCGCAATGGGAGGGCGCGAACGCACGACGCCGCAGCATATCCTAGGGCTCGACGAGCTTCGGGCCGTTCTCAGCCCTCTTTTTCCGTCTGGCCGCGCCTTCGATAAGGCCGTTCGGAATACCTTCGAGGCGGCCGAGCGCACGGCTAGCGCCCTGCCGACTGCCCCGCTCATCAAGGTCCCCGGCGACTTCCGCGCCCTCGTCGAGAAGGGCCGCAAGAGCCGGCTTAGGCTAGGCCATCTGGCCGCGTGGACGCCGGAGTATGCCGCGCGACTGGACCGGGAGGTCCAGTTGATCGAGGAAAAGAAATATGAAAGTTATTTCCTCGTCGTCGCCGACCTAGTGCAATGGGCAAAGACGAGAATGCTTGTCGGCCCGGGCCGCGGCTCGTCGGCTGGTTCACTTCTGTGTTACCTTGTAGGTATCACAGAAGTGGACCCGCTGCCGCACGGCCTGCTCTTCGAGCGTTTCGTGGACGTAACGCGCTTCGACCTGCCCGATATCGATATCGACTTTAACGACAACAAGCGTGATTTGGTTATTGAATATCTCCGAAGGAAGTACGGCGCCGCGAACGTTGCCCAGATCGGCAATATCAATACGCTTCGGGCTCGCTCGGTTATCGCCGCCGGCTGCAAGCGCTTCGGCATCCCGGACCACGAGAAATTCGCCTTGTACGACGTTATGATCGAATATTCGTCGGGCGACGAACGTTACGGTAAGGGCGTCGAAGATACCTTTAGGCGAACCGACGTCGGCAAGCGCTTCGCCGAACGGCATCCGGAAGCGATGGTTATGACGCGGCTCGAAAACCACGCCTCGCATACCGGCGTGCACGCCGCGGGCATTATCGTTTGCAACAATCCGGTTTCGCAATACTGCACCGTCGGCGCCGACGGCGTCGCCCAACTCGATAAGCACGATGCCGTCGCCCTTAACTTGCTTAAGATCGATGCCCTGGGCCTGCGCACCCTAGGCATTATGGAAGATGCCGGCGTCGCAACGCCGGCCGAGCTTTATGCCTTGAAGCTCGACGATCCGAAGGTATTCGAGGTTTTCAATAAGCATCGCTTCGCGGCCGTCTTCGAATTCGAGGGCGCGGCGCAAAAGTCGGTTGCAACGCGCGTTGCAATTAACGACTTCCGTACAATCGACCATTTAACGGCCCTTGCGCGGCCCGGGCCGCTCGGCGCCGGAGCGGCTAACCGCTATATCGATCGCAAGGCAGGCCGCGAGCCTATCGAGTACATTCACCCGTTGCTCGGCGACGTCCTAAACGACACTTACGGCGTCGTGCTCTACCAAGAGCAAATTATGAAGATCGTTCGCGAGCTAGGCGACTTCTCCTGGGCCGATACGAGCACGGTTAGAAAGGCTATGAGCAATCGGCGCGGCGTCGAGTACCTAAATAAGTTTCGCGATCAATTCGCCGAAGGAGCGATTAAGCGCGG